CTTAGCCATTTTAGGCTCCTTCGTCCCATCCGGGACAACCATCGATTCTCGTGAGCCCCACGTCTCACATGAGCCAAATCCAGCGCGGGGCTTGGCCGGCGAGGTCAAGGACGGCGAAGCCGCCCCGAAGGGGTGTGGAAAATAAGCGACTGACGATGGAGTGAGTAGGAAAAGTTCGAGCCCCAGAGTCCGCCTACCGCAAGGGCGAACTTTTCCGTAGCGAACGACTGAGGAATGGAGCTTTTTTCCCATCCTTGACGGAACCGGCTTTGGGATGGCAAAGCCATCCCAATCCCGCGCTATAATCTGGCGAAGTGTGTGTGGGGAGGGTTGGGGTTGGAAGGGGCAGGCGGAGGCCGAGGCGAGCTTCCTCCGCCCTTAACAGCACCCCGCCGAGGCCGTAGCCGATGGGGAGCTGGGGAAGGGCTCGTCGCTGCCCGCAGCCCAATGCCGCCCCATACCTTCCCCAAGTCTCCCCGCAGGAATAGGGGACATCCTTTGTCCCCTATTCCTGACTGGGACGCCGTACATCAGCGGCACCGAATCGGCCGAGGCCGTAGCCGACGCCGATCTCGGCACCCAACCAGCCACCCCTTCCCTTCGTCCATCCAGCATCCAGTCCTACATTGGCGACTCACCGTGGCCCCCGAAAAATCGCAAGCGACTGGTGGTACATCCCTACCCCCACCTTCAAACTCCCGTGGGACTTCCTTCCCACTTCCTTGCGCCCCAAGTTTGACAAATTCCCCGCCCCGGCTATAATGACCTCATGGAAAACCTCCTTCCGTTGCTGTCCCCGCCCATTGAGCCCGAGCCCCTCCTCCCTGTCGGGCCTCCTCCGCAAGGGCCGATGATCCCCCTCAAGAATCTTCCGGGCTCCTTGGACTCGGGCCCCACCGAAGTGGCCCTCGGCTCAGACGCCTTCTCCCGCTACCTCCTGACCCAGGCTCTCGACCTTCTCACCTGTCCCAGCCACAAAGTCCGGGCCTCTGTCCTGCACGACCTGATGGAAGCCCAGGGCCTGCTCAAGGGCAAGAACTCAGCCCCGCCGCCTCCGCCGGCGCCCAACCTGAACCAATTCTTCGGCTCCAATGACGCCCTAACCGCCCTCGCTGAAGCCCTCTCAGGCCTCGCCAAAGGCGGCCGCAATGCCTAACCGCTACGACAACAACCACTGCCAGCCAGGTCGCCAATGAGAGACGGCCTGGACGAACAGGGCGGCAACGCCAGCCGCGGGTCTTCGCGGGGCGCCGAAGGCGCCCCTGCGCTCCGCGCGCGCGCCGAAGGCGCGCCTCTTCCCTTTCGCCCTGCGCTGGCCGAGTTCTTCTCTCCCCCACCCTATTTCTCTGAGGGGGACTTGTGGCGGCTCAAGCCAATGATCTCGCCGCATCCCGACGCCCCGCTGTTCTCGAGGCCGGATGCCGGGGTAGTGCTGGATCAGCTGTTGGCTGAGACCACTTCGGGACGGTTCCCGACAACCGAGCAGTTCCTGGATCTAATCCGCCAAGCAGCCACCGTTTCGTTGTGGTTCTTCTTGAAGGTGGTCGCGGCACACCGGGGGGCTTATACCAAGATCAACAGCGAGTTGCACCTGGAGATGTGCAACTTCAGGCAGGTGTGCCTGGAACCTGGAGGCTACTACGCCATCCTCACGCCGCGAGGATCGTTCAAGTCGTCCATCGCCGACCACGGCGCCACGCCTTGGGAGCTGGTCAGGGATTCAGAACTGACTGTGGGGATCTTCTCAGCGGTGTTCGACAAGGCGCAGGAGTTTTATCTCCAGGCCAAGGACGTGATGGAGAACAACGACCTCTTCCGGGCGCTTTGGCCCGGGATCGTTCCTGCCGGAGCGGGCGGCCGCGGGTCGGAGTGGTCGGACTCGAGCCTAAACCATGCCGGGCGCCGGCTACGCAAGGCGACGCCGTCGCTGGCGGCCTACACCGCTTCGGGATCGGTTTCAGGAACGCATATCGGATTGTCGATCATCGATGACATCGTTACCGATGCCATGCTCAACGCGGCCCGCGGCTCGACGGCTGACTTGATCGAGAAGACCAACTGGTTCAAGACCAACATCGACAGCTTGCGCGAGGATGTGGCTCTGTCGCGGACGATCGATATTGGCACCAGATACTCTATTGAGGATCCCCATGAGATCACTCAGGCGGACGCCTGCGAGCAGTTCGGCGACTGGACAGTCTGCCAAGACCGATACCCGCTGCGGCATCGGGGCCAGTGGCGGACGTACTATCGCAGCGCCAAGGCAAGGGTCGGGTCGGTAGAGACATCAATCCAGCCGGCGGCGTACTCGCTGGAGTTCCTGGAGAAGCTCGCCGAGCGAGATCCTTGGACGTTCCACTACCAGTATGAGAATAACGCCATCGGAACCGGATCGTCCGACTTGTCGGGGTATACGCCGCCTGAGTGCGAGTTCACCGACGAGGGCGTCAGAATATGCAACACCGACGAGTTTATCAGATGGTCGGCCCTGGACGTATCAATCGTCATTGACCCGGCCGGCAAAGATCGGCGGGTATCAATCAGGACGTCGCAGACGGCCATGGTGGTTCTCGCCAGAGACTCCAAGAACCGGAAGTTCGTCTCAGGCCGCAAAGGTTACGTCAAGACAACCAAGTGGCTCGACTGGGTCTTTGAGCGGGCTGGATTCTTCGGCGATGTCCTAAAGCGGACGGTGATTGAGGAGGTGGCGGGATTCCTGTCGCTCGATTCAATCATCCTGCGGGAGCAGTACGAGCGGGGGATCCGGTTGGGCTATCGGGGAATTCCGAGTCTCGGCGACAAGGTGGCAACGATCAAGGCGCTGGTGCAGCCCGAGCTGGAGAAGGGGCTGATCTATGTGGACAAGGCCATCTATTCGGGGCTTGTCGACGAAATGCGGGCCTTCCCTGGAGCGGCGATGGACTTCCTCGACGCGCTCAAGATTGGCATCAAGGTTTCGGTTAGGCCGGAGGCTGAGGAAGTGCTGGAAGAACGCCGGCGCGACGATCTGGATAGGTTCTCACGGCTGTCGAACACGACGGCCTACTAGGAAAGGAGTTTTCTATGGCAAAGAAAAAGATCGATGGTGGTGAGGGCATGGCGTCCCAGGCTGCGCCGCCCGACACGGTGATCGTGGACGAGGCCGGGCCGGTTTTCGAGCAGGAGTCGCTGATGCCGCCCGAGGAGCTGGCCCGGTTCACGGCATACATCAAGGGCGAGCTGGAGACGGAACGCGATTCTGAGGATCGCTCGAAGCTGCTTGAGAAGCTCAAGAAGTGGAAGCGCCAGGCCACCGCCCGGCCCGAGCAGGAGATCAAGGACGAACCGTTCCCTAAATCAACGAACATGGCGCCGCCTCTGGCCATGTCCAAGATCAACACCATCTTCGGCAAGACTCTGGCGGGATTCAGCTTGAAACGGCCGTTCTGGGACTGCATGACCAACAATCGGAGCTTGAGGCTGGAGGCCGCGGCCTTCGCGCGGCTGATGAACGCCTATGCCAACGATCCATTTTCGATGAACTTCAAGCCTACGCTTCGAAAGATGCTCTACAAGACCACCAGGGACGGCTTTCAGTTCTATGAACTGTCCTGGGCCAACGACACGGTGACGGTCATCGGCGAAGACCGAACCAGAACGGAGACGGTAGTGCGCTCAGGCCCGGAGGTTATCGCCTATCCGCTCGAGGATGTGCTGATCAACTCAACCTGGACGGACATTCAGAAGGCGCCTTGGATTGCTCTGGGATTCACCATGACCTGGCCCGAACTGATGGACAAGGTCGCTTCGGGGCGGTTCTCGGCCGATGCCGTCGAAGCGGTGAAGCCGTTCAGGCGATCGGCAGTGAGGCCATCAGAACAGTCGGAGCTGGACACCCGCGGATTGACTTCGACGCCGTCCGATTCCGACGATGTCACGGCAACCTACGACCTGTGGCGGTTCTATGCCAAGTGGATCATCGACGGCAAGCCGGTTGATCTCGTGGGCGTGATCCATTTGGAGTCGGGACAGATTCTGTATGTCGAGACCAACAAGGTCGGTTGGCGCATGGTCGGAAAGATCGGCTACTTCGCTATTGACGAATCAATCTACGACATCGGCGTTGGGCACCAGTGCGAACTCTTGCAGGAAGAGGTCGAGATGCTGCACAACCTCGGCGGCGACGCCATGAAGTGGAACTTCCTGGGGATGTTCAAGGCGCGCAATGACGCCGGCATCGACACCAAGACGCCAGCCTATCCGGGCAGGATTTGGACGCTGGACAATCTGGACGACCTCAAGGAGATGAAGTTCGAGTTCGACCTGACCGCCCCGATGGCCAGGGAAAATCTGGCCATGCGGTATGCCGACATGGCGACCGGCGCCAACCAGGCGCTGTCGGGCCAGGCTGATTCGACGCTCAAATCGGGCGGCGGCGCCCAGGCGCAGCAGATTCTCATGCAGTCGGCCTCCACGATTCTTGATGCCGAGTTCGATACAATGGATGAGTCCTTTGGCGAATTGGGCCAACTGTTGGCGATTCTGATAGTCAAGAACGCTCCCTTCGTCCCGCTCGAGACGCTCGTCTCGGCTGAGGACGCCGCCTTGCTGAAGCAGTTCTTCGAAACCTATTCGGCCGCGGATGTGGTCAGTCAGTTCCGGTTCGTCGTCAAGACTACGGACATCCAGAGGTCAGAGACCACCAAGAAGGAAACCCTGGCCCTGTTCAGCCAACTCTACACTGCCTACGTCAACGAAGTGCTGGCCTTGATGGGCCAGAAGATCCAGGTGGCTCAGAATCCGGCGCTTGCGGCCCAGGCGGCATCAATTCTGGCGTTCATCGACAGGGCCATCGCCGGCAAGACCGAGTTGATGAAGCAGATTGCCGACTTCATGCACGTCGGCGATGTCGAGAAGTTCTTTGGGGAGGATGAAGATGGTCAAGGAACAGGAAGCTCAGGTTCAGGAACTCCAGTCCAGATGGGGCCTGAGACCCAGGCTGGCGGTGCGGCTGGTGGTGGACTGCCCCCAGGCGGCCCTGGAAGCGCTGGTGGATCTGTGCCAGTCGGCGGTGGAAGCGTCTCAGGCCAAGCTGGAGGCGACCAAGGAGCTTACTGAGCTTCCAAGGGCTCAGGGCGAGCTATGGGGATCACGGTCAACCCTTGCAAGGGTTGTTTCGATAACAGAATTTCTTGATGAAAAACGAAGGAGTTGATGATGCAAAGATTCAAAATGGCAGAGGATTCAGGCGGTCAGGCGGGATCGGCGGCAACTGCGGAGGCCCCGGCCCCGGTGGAGAGCGTTTTCGAAATCGTAGATGAGCCAGTGGAGGCAGCTCCGGCGGCTCCTGCCGAAGATCCAACTACAGCGAAGCTCAAGGAGATGTACGACGGGCTCGAGAGCAAGCTTGGCGCCCAGGTTGACGCCAAGATGGATCGCGTCGGCGAAGGTCTAGCCTCGTTGGGCGAGTCTATCAAGGGACTTGTTGCCCAACAGGGGGCCAAACCGGGAGAGACGCCTGAGGAATTCAAGGCCAGGGTCGAGAAATCGGTCTTCGACAACCCAATCGGAGTCATCGAAGAGGTCGTCAGGCGGTCATCGGCGCCGATTTCCGAACAGGTCATCGTCAACCAGATGAAAATGGGCCGCCGGTTGGTCGAGTTCGGGCTCGAGCCAATGGAAAAGGGACTTTTCCGCAAGTATTCCGGGGAAATCGACGCCGAATTCGGCCGATTGCCGGTTCAGGCTCGGTTTGCCGACCCGGAGGCTTCGTACCAGCAGGCTTTCGACCTCGTCAAAGTGCGCCACCTTGGTGAAATCATCGCCGAAGAGCGCAAAAAAGTCGTCGAAGAGCCGCCAAAGCCGGCTCCGGCAGCTCCAGTGGGGGTTGTTGACAGGGGTTCCAGGGCCCCAGCTGCCGCGGCAGCGCCCAAGCCGAACCAGATTGTCCTCAAGCCGGGCCAGCGAGGGCGGATCGAGGCCTGGATGGCCCGCGAGAACGTTTCACCGTCGATGTTCAATTCGGTGGTTGAGGCGCTGCATGATTCTGGCGAACTCGCCAATATCTGAGAAGGAGGAACACTATGGAAAAGGTATTCAATGACGATGGTGGCCAGAAAAGTGCGAAACAGCGACCCGGAAAGTTTTTTGTCTCTATCGACACACCGGTCGAAGAGCTTAGGATGCAAGACGAAGAGGGAGCGTTCGTCATCTTCGAAGTCGAGCCCGACCGATTCAAGCGTCTGGATGACGAAACGGTGAAGAGCCTGTCCAAGGACACGAAGCGGGCTTACTTCATCGCCCAGGCGATCTTCGAAAACAAGGGGTCGATCCCGCAGAGCCCGGACGAGTTCGTCGTTCTGGGCCAAGGCGGCCCGCTCGATGGGCAGTACAATCAGGTCGAGCTTAAAAATCCCGACCTGGTGAGCCGGTACACTCGCAAGGATCTGGTCTACCGAAGGCAGCAACGCGGCTGGAAGATCGCCAGCCCGCATGAAGTCGCCTATGCGCAGAGCCGGATCGAAGGCGGGCACTTCGAGACGAAAGACCCGAAGACCGGCCAGACCGATCAGGTGCTGATGGTGATGCCGAGGGACAAGTACGATGGGCTGATGGCCCAGAGGACTTCTGCTCGAGACGAGGTCGTCAGGGGCATCTCCCAGGCATCGGCTGAGATGATCCAGGAATCGACCGGGTATAAAACCCGGGAGGTTGAATAAGGTTCCAGGGGGCTGCGAGGGCGCCCGCTGGTCGGAAAACCTTCACAGCCCCTCTAGGGAGAATGGTTCATGGCTTTCAAGAAAGTGAATCACCTCGCCGCAAACGCGCCCTTCCTGATGACGTTCATCGCCACGTCGACCGCCATCAAGAAGAATATGCTGTGCGGATTTTCGAGCGGAAAGCTCGTTCTCTGCACGGCTGACATCAGGCCGGTTTGCATCGCGCTTGAGGATGCTGCCGAATCCAACGATCCGGTGCTGTGCGAGGTTCTGGGGCCGGAGTCCATCGTTGAGGTCGCCAAGACCGGATCGGCTACGCCGGCAGTTGGCGGACTCTACGACTCCGATTCCACGGGTCTTCTGCTTGACGCAGACGACACCACCGATTACAAGCTGATGGTGCTGGAAGCTGACGCCGCCAACGCGGTCTATCGCTGCCTCATCGTCAACTACGCCGCCGCGACCTGATAGGAGGCAGCAATGAGCATAGCCAACACTGCTTCGTTCAGGTACGAAGTCGACAAGACCATCGACAAAATGTTCGCCTTCGAACTCATGCGGAAGGAAAAATACTACACCAAGATGTTCACCTCGAAGGCGGCCCCCGCCGGCGAGGACTACACCGAGGCGGGTATGTCGGGCCTGGGTCTCGCCCAGACCATCGGCCAGGGCCGCCGGCCGAACCTGGACACCCCGGTTGAGGGCAACAAGGTCACCAGGACGTACACCAAGATTGGACTGGCCACGCAGCTCACCCGCGAGATGCTGGCCGACGACATCCACGGAAAATGGAAAGATCTCCCGAGCCAGCTCGCCGATTCGCTCATCGAGCGCATCGAGTGGGATGCCGCGGGCGTTCTGTACAACGGCTTCTCCTCCAGCGTAGGCAAGGACGCCAAGGCCCTGTTTGCCAACAACCACGCGACCCTCAAGGGCGGCGTGACGATCAACAACCTGTCCACCTACGACTTCTCCCCCGGCGCCCTCGAGGCGGCGTTCCTGTACGGCATGCGTTTCCGGGCACAGAACGGCTTCATCAGGCCGATCAAGCCGAAGATGGTCATCGTCGGCCCGGAGAACGCCTACCTCATGGCGGAGATCAAGAAGTCCATCGACAAGGTGATCATGTGGGGCGCCGACTCCAACGCTTCCGGCCACCTGGTGGACGACTCCGGCCTCGTCAAGAACTCCTCGACGCTCTATGCCAACGCGGCCAAGGCCCTCAATCGGGTCAACCCCTCGAACGGCATCGTGGACTCCTGGGACGGCATCGTGAATCCGTACCTGACGAACGGCACCGCTGGTTCCGGCGACGATTCCTGGTTCGTCCTCTTCGAAGGCGCCGAACTCGACGCCCTCTGGAAGTGGCAGCCTGAGTTGGCCAAGGACGCCGACGAGGGCACGCAGTCCACCCAGTATTTCGCTACGGCGAGATACTCGATGTTCTGCAACAACTTCGAGTATATGATCGGCTCGGCGGGCGTCTAAGCCACACCGAAGTGAGAATTGCAGAGGGGCCAGGGCAACCTGGCCCCTTTCTTTTATTGCGAAGTTAGGCCGGCAGCGGTACAATTCAAAGCAATGGCAGCAATAACAAGATACGAAGAGGAAACCGAAACCAACCCTGTGACCGGGGAAACTCAAGTCATGCTCAAAATGGTGGCGCCCCGGGCGGAGAAGACTGGCCAGGAAGAAGAGTTCTTCCCCTGTGCGGTGTGCGGATTCTACTTCCCCCGGTCGAAGCTTTCGAGAGTTGCCGGGAAATGGTATTGCAGCAAGTACGGCTGCATCAATGATGTCCGCGGCGGAGGCAACCGATGACCCTTGAAGAAGCGCTCATCGAGGTATACGAATCAACGGATGAGCAGAGCGACCTGGACATCTACAATGGCGGTTCTACAGTTGACCTGTCCTGCAGAGGGTCGCTGCGAATCCAAGGACTGCTCCAGCGAGCCCAAGACGCCGTTTCAGTGTGGAAGTTCCCCGGAGGCCGACGGCTCCGGTTCCGCTTTATGAACGACTCAGTGATCCTGGCCCCGACAATCCAGAGCTTCGAAGCTAACTCTGGCGGCACCTTCCCGGGCTTTGCTTTATCACTGTCTTCGCCGGCCGCGCCAGCGGCCGCCCCCAGCAACGATTCCCTCCGCGACCTCTTCTGCCTCATTGGGACGGAACTCTATCCGGTTGTGACCAATGTCGGTCTGGCAGTGTCGGTGGCCAAAGAGATCGCTACTGATCCGGCTGGGTTGGTCGTGGAATTCTTGCAGCAGCGGGTTCCGGTGGCGTTGCCGTCATCGAAACGGTTGATCCAGGTGGTAGGCGTTTATGACATTGATGCGGATACGGAACTTGAGAGGGCCGGCGACCGGGATAGACTTCAGTCGGTCGCACTCCAGAGGCCGAGCATGTACCGTCCGATTGACGGTGGCTTTCAGTTCGATTCGGTCTATGATGAAGCACTATTCTACCGGGTGGCGGTTCAGCGGTGGCCGATCATGCCACAGTCGCTCACATCGAGCTTCGAGCTTCCTTTAGCCTACCATGACGCAATTTGCGAGTACGCCAAGTACACGGCCAACATGCGCATCGGCAAGGCTGAGTCAGCGCAGATGGCCTGGAACAGAGTACAGTCAATTCTGGCATCGTTGCGCCAAGAGGCCGACCTCGAGGAAGACTTTGTCGATAGGTCGATCCAGGTCACTGGGTGGAATTGATGGTGGTAGCGTAGGTTGGCTGGGGCAGCGTCCCCGGTTGATCGAGAGACATAGATGGAGGTGTGAAGATGGCATCAGTAGTAACTCACGCGGGAGCCAGGCACGACGTGACGCTTTCGGCATCGGGATCGTATGTAATCTACGAGCTGGATCGGTTCGTCAGGTCGGCGGGGCTGTCGGTCTATCCGGCCGATTCGGGAACCTATTTGGCTCAGGTGTCCAACTCGAGCCTTGCGGACATTGAGGCGGACAATGCCGTCTGGCACGACCTGTTTGGCGATGGTTCGACGCCGCAGACATTGTCCAGGGCGATTGAGTTGGCCGATGCCTCTTGGCAGGCTGTGAAGGTCTCCAAGCAGTCCGGGGCCACGGGAACGGTGAAAGTTTCCATCAACATTAAGAGGAACCTCCATGGCTAACATCAACGCAGGGCCGGTGAGCCTTTTCAAAGTTCCCTTCTATGCCGCGGATGGCTCGGTGCCTTCCGAGGGTGATGTTCTCTATCGTGGTCTTAATGGTCTGCCGACCTGGGGATCAGCTGCGCTGGTTGCCCGGAGTCTCGAGTCCAAGGCCGATCTAACCGCGATCCAAGCAATGGCTACAATCTCTAGAGCCAAAGTCTACTACGCCATCGACACCGGAAAGCAGTACATGTGGACTGGTGGCGGCTCAACCGGCGCCTGGGAAGTCGCCGAAGTCAACTCCGGCCTTGCGCTCGGCGAGACATTAACTACCGCCTATAGGGGAGATCGCGGCAAGGTGGCCTATGATACGTCTTTGTCCCACGCTTCTCGGCACCAGCATGGCGGCCCTGACGAAATCGCCACCGCCACTCCAGCGCCTAATGTTGTCATCAAAGCAGATAATACCGGAAGGTTGCCCGCAGGATTTCTCCCCCAAGCAACTGAAATCATAGCGCACCTTTTGGCTGGTGGGTATCTTTTCTCAAATAATCTTGATGGAGGTTTGCCTGATACTGATTTTGAATCACAAACGGAAGGCGGTTCCCCTGTGGACGACCAGATAGATATTATTAACGGAGGTGCGTACAATGGCTAGTAAAATTCAACTCAGGCGTGGTTTATCCACGCAATGGGCTGCATCAAACCCAACCTTGGCAGCGGGGGAAATCGGTATAGAAACCGATACCCAGCAGCTGAAAATAGGGAATGGTTCTACTGCGTGGAACTCGTTGCCCTACATTGCAACTGGGAATATGGACGTTGCAGGAAGCGATCTTGACGATCTTGCCGACGGCACGACGTACAAGCGCGTTTTGGCCGCACCCGCCAC